AGCGCTTCCGGGTTGCCTGTTGCGGGCGGCGGTTCGGCAAGAGCACGATGGCGGCACGCGATCGGGAGCCGATGCTCTTCCAGCCGAGTACGCGTGGGTGGATTGTCGGACCGACCTATGATCTGGGTGAGAAGGAGTTCCGCGTCATGTGGGACGATCTGATCATCGGGCAGCGGCTCGGGCGCGACAAGCGGGTGAAGAAGGCGTACAACCGGCGCACGGGTGAGATGTTCATCGAGATGCCCTGGCAGAGTCGCGTTGAGGTGCGCAGTGCGCAGCACCCGGAGCACTTGGTCGGGGAGGCGCTCGACTGGGCCATCATGAGTGAGGCTGCCAAGCAGGATGCCGAGACGTGGGAGCGGTTCATTCGGCCGAGCTTGTCTGACCGGCGGGGGCCTTGTGACTTCCCGACAACGCCGGAGGGGAACAACTGGCTGTACGACCTCTGGATGTTGAGTTTGCGGACCGAGCTGACGGATCAGTACGCGGCCTGGAACTTCCCGTCGTGGATGAACGATATCATCTACCCGGGTGGGCGCGAGGATCCGGAGATCTTGCTCATCGAGCAGACCACCAGCCCGGAGTGGTTCGCACAGGAGATCGCGGCGGACTTCACCTCGTTCGTGGGGCGTATATATTCGGAGTTCAATCCGACGACACACGTCAAGGCGCATACGTACAATCCGGCCTGGCCCAACTACATCGCCTTCGACTTCGGGTTCGTGAGCGAGCTGGCCGCCATCGAGTTCCAGATCGACCCCTGGGACAGGGTCTACGTTTGGCGCGAGCACTACAAGTCGTACTGGACGTTGGAGCAGCACGTCGCCTACTTGAAGCAGCGGCCGAACCCTGAGGGGTGGCGGATCGATCTGGCCTTTGGTGATGCAGCTGACCCGGCTGCGATCATGTACTTGTGCGAGCACTTCACCCAGACGATCGGGATGCCTGAGGCCAAGGAGAACTGGCGCGAGGGCGTGGACCTGGTGAAGACGTTCTTGCGGACGCGCGATACCGGGCGGGAGGTGGACGAGTTCGGGACCCCGGCTGACGCGGTGCCGTGGTTGACGGTAGACCCGGCGTGTCCCTTCACGATCTCGGAGTTCAACAGCTATCGGGCGCCAGAAGAGGTCAAGGCCACAACGCGGGAGAGCTCCCAGGCCAAGGCGATCAACCCGAAGCAGAAGGACCACGCGATGGATGCCCTGCGGTACGGGCTGGTCCACTGCTTCCTGTTGGGTTGCCGGCAGCACTTGGCCGACGCGCAGGTTCCGAGCTCGAATGCGGCGGCTGCCTCTTCGTCCTTCACCTCTGGTGGGTTCGAGGGGCACTTCACGTCTGATGGTGGGACGATGTTCACAGAGGGGATGCAGCTGTGACTGATCTGATCCCCGTGGTGGGCAGTGTCGACTGGTCTACGGTCGAGTTGCTGGAGGTGACACCTTCGGGGACGATGCTCCTCAGGGAGAAGCCGCCCATGCAGGCGGGGCCTGGGACGTCCGGGATGTCGCGGTACGGCAACATCTACCGGGAGGACTACAACCCGGAGTTGCGCGGGAGCATCGGGCGGCAGAAGTTCGAGAAGATGCGGAAGTCCGATTCGCAGGTTCGCGCGACGCTCCGGCTCGTGAAGACGCCTGTCCTGTCTGCGCGGTGGTACGTCAACCCCGCGTCGCAGGCACGCAAGGACAAGAAGATCGCCGAGTTCGTCAGCAACTGCTTGTTCACGTGGCAGGAGGTCACCTGGCCTCAGCTGATGAACGACATCCTGATCATGATGGACTTCGGGTTCAGTGCTTTCGTCAAGCAGTGGACCGAGAAGCGCATCTCGCGGGGGCAGACCAGGGTCGTCTGGAAGCAGCTCAGCCCGAGGCATCCACTTCTGGTGCAGAACTTCTTCTACACCGACCAGGGCGAGCCGGACTACTTCACCATGTCCGACCCCAACGCGAAGTACGGGCTGATCGAGATCCCGATCGAACGCACCCTCGTGTTCACGTTCGACAAGGAGGGTGGCGACTTCGAGGGCACCAGTGTGCTACGGACCGCCTACCAGAACTGGTACTACAAGCAGAACCTGTACAAGGTCGACGCCATCCAGAAGGAACGGCACGGAATCGGCATCCCGCTGATCTACCTGCCGCCCGGATTCAGCGATGCGGACAAGACGTTGGCGGACGAGATCGGGCGGAACCTCCGGACGAACGAGAAGGCGCACGTTGTGCTGCCGTTCAACTGGAAGATCGAGATGTTGAAGCTGGAAGGGAACCTCACCAACGCCCTTGAGTCGGCCGAGCATCACGACCTCATGATCGCCAGGAACGTGTTGGGGCAGTTCATCAACTCGAATGCCAGCGGCGGTAACGCCAGTGCGGCCGATCAGGTGCTGCTCTTCCAGAAGGCCACGAGGTACGTCGCCGACATCATCAGGGATGTGTTCAACAAGTGGGCGATCCCAGAACTGGTCGACTTCAACTTCGCGGGTGTCGATGCCTATCCGGAACTTCGGGTGAGGCGCATCGGCGACACCCAGGATTGGCGGACGATGAGCTTCGCCATCCGGAACTTCATCGGTGCGGGCGCTCTCACGCCAGATGACGCCATGGAAGGCTGGATCCGCGACGAGATGGACCTGCCGATGGCTGACGAGAGCACGTCACGCTTCGTTGTCCCGTGGTCGGAGGAGCCCCTCGATCCCAATGCCCCTGTGGGAGGCGGAGCTGACGTGTTCCCGGGTGCCGGTGGGGAAGAGACGGCGGCTGCGAGGCAGAACGGTGGAGCGGGCGTTGTCGCGAAGGGTTTGCCCAAGGCGAAGCCAGAGACGCGACAGACCGCTCCGACACCCAAGGACGTGAGGAACCGAGGCACTCAAGGGAAGGACGTGAGAGGACGATGACCTCACTTCTGGCCGAAGTCGACCTCCAGGGGTATACGTTCGACGACTCGACTCGGATGACCTGGCTGCAGGCCTTGCCGATCGGAACGTACGAGCACCCCTTGTACGGGACGATCAAGGTCACCGCCAAGAAGATCGACAACATGGTCCGCCATTGGTCCGAGAGGGTCAGGGGACAGGACCTCGACATCGACTACGACCACAAGGCAACCGATGGACGGGCAGCCGGGTGGGTCGTAGCGGCAGAGAACCGCGGGTTCGGTCCCGCCGGCGGTCTCTGGATCCAGGTGGAGTGGACGCCCAGCGCCTACACCGCCTTGAAGGAGGGCGAGTACCGGTACTTCTCACCGGAGTTCGCCGACGAGTGGACGCATCCCAAGACCCAAGTGCAGTACCACGACGTGTTGTTCGGAGGGGCGATCACCAATCGGCCGTTCCTGAAGGGCATCATGCCGATCCAACTGTCCGAGCTCCAGCTCGGCGAGGCAGACCAAGGAGACGCAAGCATGAGTGAAGTGCTCAAGAGGCTTGCCGAGCTCGTCGGCCTGACGGACTTCGACCCCGAAGCCCAAGGTGCCGAGGAGACGCTCCTGGCAGGAGTCACGAAGCTGAAGGAGACGAAGGTCCACGGACCCGAGCCCGACGGCGATGGTGACGGCGATGGTGATGGCGACGACGAGCTCAAGCAGCTCGCCGAGAAGTCGCCGGCACTCGCCAGGCTCCTCCAGGAGCGGGAGGACGACCGCAAGGCGCTGCGTGCCCTCGAGGCTGCGCACCGGCTGTCGGAAGTCTCCCTCAAGCTCGGTGAGACCAAGACCGAGAAGTGGATGCTGCCGCCGGCGTTCGTCGACGCGATCCGTCCCATCCTCGTCCAGATCAACCGCAAGCTGTCGGAGGACGCCATCGACGCCATCTCCCAGCTGACCAAGTCCGGCCTCGTGCCGCTCAATGCGCCCGCTGGTGCGGGACGCGGCGAGGGCCACGAGACGGATCCCGTCAAGGCGTTCAGCGACAAGGTCGCAGAGGCCATGAAGGGCGACTCCAAGCTCTCGTACGTGGACGCGTCCAAGGCCGTCGCCGCGTCGGAGCCCGAGATGTACGCGGCGTACGAGGGTGCAGTCCTCGCCGGCGCGCGTGAGGAGGGCTGACCATGGCAGGCATGCAGTACGTCCTCGACGTCACGGAAGAGCCGGATGGCGCTGTCAACATCTTCCGCGCGGTGGTGTACACCGCAACGGGGGTGGCGCAGGCGACCTCGCTCGGC